AGGATCCGCCGCGAGGCGACGCGCCCATGCGAGGCAATCATCGAAGCCCAGAGCCGGCGCGAGATCGGGCCGTGCGGCAAGGACCGCGCGCCATCCATCGTGATCGCTTGGGCCGGGCGGGTGAAGCCCTGCTCCGCTCGGTAGTGCAGGATATCCATCCGGGACTTGCCATCCGCCCGGATGATGCTGGCCTCGCTGGAACCCTTCCAATTCTGCGCCGCTGGGGTGGGCCATTGCAGCGCCTGCGCCGATAGCTTGGGTTCGCCCCGACTGTTGATCTTGCCCCACAGCCGGTCCATCTGGTCGTCCGCCACCGGCGTTTGCCACTGTGCCGCCTGCGCTGGCAGGGGCGGCCTCCCACCCGAGCCATAGCTCTGGCCCGGGCCACCTTTCGCCCCGTCCGTCGCCTTGGGCGTCGACCAATTGGTGATGCCCAGCGCCAGCGCCTCCGCCTTCCGCGTGAAGTCGCTGTTCCCTGCCGGGTTGTAGTTCGCCGTGCCCGGATGCAGGCTCATCGGTGTGGGCCAGGATGAAGATGCGCAACCGCTGGTGCGGCGCGCCAACTTCTGCCGCAGAGAACAAGCCCGCCGCAGGCGTGTAGCCCAGTGACCAAAGCTCTCGCAGGACGGTTTCAAGGCCAAGGGTGACGTGACCGGAGACGTTTTCGAGAAAGACCCACTCGGGGAAACATGCCCGGATGACGCGGGCGACTTCGGGCCAGAGGTGGCGGGGATCATCGGCGCCACCGCGTTTGCCTGCGGCACTGAAGGGCTGACAGGGATATCCGGCGAGGACGATGTCGAAGGCGCCGCGAAGGGGACGGGCATCGAAGCTGCGGAGATCATCCCAGATCGGGGCTGGGGCGAAATACCCGGCGCGCTGTGCGGCAATGAGGACCGTGCGCGGCCAGTCTTCCCATTCGACAAAGGCGCGGGTGTGATAGCCGGGTTCGGCGAGCATGAGGCCCAGATCCAAGCCTCCGCCGCCTGCGCAGAGGGACAATCCGTTCCGGGGACGTGACACCATGCCATTCACCGGATCCCCCGCTCGCGCAGGCGTTCGGCCGTAACCAGCCCCCGGCCCAGCATGGCATCGCGCATGGTGTTGCTGATTGCGCTGACTGGCAGGTATCCGTCCGCGTTGACGATCTTGGCGTAGAAGGCGGGCAGATCGGTAATCGGCTTTGCCGCCGGTTCCGGTTCGGCTTTGCGCTTGCGACGTTTCTGCCCGGCTGCTTCGACCTTGCGCTGGGCGGCGCGCTGCATGGCGCGGTCCAGCGCCTTTGGCCCATCGGGCGGTTCGGGATGCTCTTGGCGGGATGCCTCGGCAGCCACGACGATCTCCGCCGCGGTCAGCCCCAGCTCGTCGCGCCAGCGCTGGACGTGCAGTCGAGGCGGCCAGCCTTGCCACCAGCCGGGCAGGGCGGTGGCATCGAGGCCCAGCGCATCCAGCAGTGCCCCAAAAAACTGATCAGAGATCGCCGCGCAGGCTTGCGCGCCCTCCTCCTCCTTTACAGGTTTACTTAGGGGTTCTCTTACAAGGTTAGTCTCCGGATTCCGGAGATGGCTTTCGGCAAAATCCGGAGATGGCTTTGCCGGAAATCCGGAGATGGCTCCATGTCCGAAATCCGGAGTTGGGTCGCCGTCTTGTCCCTCGTTCGCTCCTTCAAAGCCGTCTCCGGTTTCCGGAGCTGGCTCTTGTGGAAATCCATCCTCGAACCCCAAGATGTAGCGTGTGGCCTGCCGCTTGTGGGTGCGCGGATCATGGACGCGGACGCGGTGGATCAGGCGCAGTTCCTCGAGCCGGGCGAGGTGTTCGTTCAGGGCGGAGATCGACATTTCCGCATCGTCGGCCAGCCGCGCCTGCGTCGGGAAGCAGCCGAAATCCGGGTTGTGCCGGTCGCAGAGGAACCAGAGCACGATCTTGGTGGCAGGTTTCAGCCCGCGTTGCTGGATGGCCCAGACGGTGGCCTTGTGGCTCATGATGCTGCCCTCCGCGCTGGGCGGACACGGCTGGTGAAACCATGATCGGCCAATGCGCCCAGCGCGTCGTCAAGACTGCGGATCAGCACCCAGCCGAAGCCCTGCGCCAGCACCCCGTCTCGGAACGCCTCTTGGTCAGGGCGCAACCGACCCTTGGGCGCCTTCAGTTCCAGAAACAGGACGCGCCCATCACAGATCACCATCAGATCGGCAAAACCGGCATGCACGCCCATGCCGACAAGAATGGCTTGACGCTTTGCGCCGCGGGGGCCAGGTTCTGTCACCTCGTTGGCGCAATGGTGGATGATGGCCGTGCGGGGCAGGGCGACGCGCAGTGCCTGGACGACAGCGCGCTGCAGATCGGCCTCGGGTGTACCACGGCGTGTCATTGCGCAGCCCTCCCTTGGTCGTCACGCTGGGCATGTCGCACCGGGCGCTGCGCATCGATCACGACCAGCAGCACGCGCGCGTCCTTCCTCTCGGCCGCAGTGTCGCCATGGGTGGCCAGGACGTTGCAGGCGAGCCGGATCAGGTGGTCGCTGTGATGGGCGACATCGGCGAAGACGGCGCGAGCCTCGGCGACGCGGTCTGCTGGCCAGTAGGAGTTGCGGGGGTGCACAAGCATCAACGGCGCCCTCCGGCACGACGGCGGCGCGGGGCGGCCTGCTCCTGCTCCTCCAGCCATTCCTCGACGGCGGCGCGACGGTAGTAGACTTTCCGACCTGCGCGAACGCAGGCAGGACCGGTGCGCTGGGCCTCCCAACGGCGCAGCGTGTCGATGGACAGGCCGAGTTCCACGGCGAGATCGAGACGGCTGATCCAGCCGACCAGCAGTGTGCGGGGTTTGTCCTTTGGGTCTGGCATCGATCCAAGGCGTGGCATTGGGGTCTCCCTGTTCCAGGCCCCCGATGACGGCGGGCGTCAGGAGGCGGTTGCAGAGAGCAGTGAGCGCAGGGGCGACGGGGTGGCGGGAAGGCGCAGGGTGGCGCAAAGGAACGCACCCTAGCGCCACCCCTTGTTTTATTGGGTTTTTTGCGTCGGACGACGTTGTATGGGGCTGGGCAAGCCGTCGTGGCCAATGGGCCAAATGGACGCCAAAGCTGCAAACACCTGCGAACACCCGGATTTACGGGTGATTGACCGGTATTGGCAGGCAAAGAGGGGGTGGCATCCGGCACGGCACCCCTGCCACCCATTGATTTTCTTGGAGATTTACAGGCGCAGCATGCCTTCCATCGCCGATTCCTACCTGGCGGACGCAAGGTAGTGCGGGGGAGAGGCTGACATCCATGATCACGCGCGCCGATGATCGGCCCGGACAGCGCTGAATTTCCAATAAAACAAGGGGTGGCGCGATGACGGCGACCTTTCCGCCACCCTGTGCCTTCCCGCCACCCGAGTTGCCATGCTTGCCTTGATAGTGCGGCGGAACCACGCCTCATGTCGGATGCAAGAAGGATCAAACGCATGCCCGAACGCATCAAGCTGACCGAAAAGGTGCTCCGCGAAGCCGAACCCGTCGTGGGGCGCGACTACCAGATTTTCGACACGGAGGTGCGCGGGTTCGCCGCCTGCATCTACCGTGGCGGCGGGCGGGCCTTCACCCTCGACTATCGCCACGCCGGTCGCCAGCGCCGGATGACCTTTGGGCGCTGGCCGGAATGGTCGGTGTCGGCGGCACGCGAGCGAGCCAAGGAAATCCGCCGCGAAATCGATGCTGGTGCGGATCCTCTGGCCCAGCGCGGGGCGCTGCGCGAAGCGCCGCGTGTGGACGATCTGATCGAACGCTACTGCACCCAACATCTGCCGAAACTGGCCGAGCGCAACGCATCGGATCAGAAGTCGGCGCTGGCCAAGATGGTGGCCCCGGTCTGGGGCCGGAAGCTGGTGACGGAAATCACCTCGACCGACGTCGACAAGCTTCTGAACAAGGTTGCCGAGGGGCGGCCCCGGCCGCACAAGGAAAAGCCCAACAACCGGGCCAAGAAGCTGCAACCCGCAAAGCCAACGCCAGTGCGCGCCAACCGCATCGGGGAGGTGCTGCGCAAGGTGTTCACCTTGGCGGTCGAATGGGGGTGGTGCGAAGACAACCCCGCCCAGCGCTTCCATCGCCGGATTGAAACAGCGCGAGAGCGGTTCCTGTCAAAGGACGAGATCAACAGCCTTGCTGCCGCCCTCGATGCTGCCGAGGACCGCCGCGCTGCCGACATCATCCGTATGTGCATGCTGACCGGCGCTCGTCTGGGCGAGGTGCGGCAGGCCCGGTTCGAACAATTCAACCTTGAACACATGAGCTGGTCAAAGCCGCCCGCCATGACCAAACAACGCCGGGTGCATCGTGTTCCGATTTCGGATGAAACCGCCAGCATTGTGCGCCAGCGCCAGTTGATGGTGCCGCGCGGCACGCCGTGGCTGTTCCCCAGCGACACGCCCGGCCAGCCCGTGCAGGAAGTGCGGCGGTTCTGGGCGCAGATCCAGAAGGAGTGTGGGCTGCAAGAAGTCCACATCCATGACCTTCGCCACACCTTTGCATCGCTGCTGGTCAGCGGCGGGGCTTCGCTGGAAATGATCGGCAAGCTTCTGGGCCACAGCCAGATGCAGACGACCCTGCGCTATGCCCACCTGATGGACTCGCCGCTCCGCGCGGGCGTCGATGCCGTGGCCAGCGCCTTCCGGCCAAAGCCCCGATTGGTTCACGATGCCGACGATCAAGGTGGCCGAAAGACCGCGTGATCGGGGCAGGCACGGACCGGGATCATCAAGCGTCCCCGCGCTGCAACGCCCTCCATATCGGCGTGATCCGCCGCCGGATGCTGCGGCTGTCGGGCATCTTCTTGCCGTCCGACCGGTCCGCGAACCACTCCTGCATCTCGGCAACGAGGTCGGCTTGGGTGTCGGGCAGACCGTGATCGAAAATGCGCACGATCAGCGCGATGTTCATCCCTTCCCAATCATAGGAGGTTGAAACCCCGGGCCCGGCCGCCACGCGGCGACCCATCTCGTTTTCTTCCTCGAAGGCGTGCACTTCCTCTGCGCGGATCATCATGTCGGCCACAGCCACCACGATACCGCCAACTGGATCGGTGATGAACATCCACTCAGGCCGGTTGAGCATCTGGATCCGTCGCATGATCCCTTCGGTTGGGCCTGTGCCGCACCTGCGGAAGAGGGGAAGAAGTTCCATGGGTGACAAGACCACTTTGCCCCCAACGATTTCCTCGCCGCAGCGAATTGCGCTGATCCCGGTCAGGATCCGGAACTTGCCAGCATCTGCCCACCCCGCAATATCTGCAATGTTGCAGCCCCAGCGCGCAGAGGCTTCGTGAAGGGTGAAGTAAACGCGCGGCGGCAAAGACATGACCGAAACATCCTCCAATGAACCGAGGATGATCTGTGCTCAAACCGCCTGCAGCCCGCGCCACGACGGCGCGGGGTAAGTGACCGGACACAACGACATAAGAGGCGCTGTCGCGCCTTCAGCCGCCGAGACTGCTTTTCCGATAGACCTGTTTTGCTTTTGGTTGAGGACTGCTCTCCCCACCCGCACAACCTGCACGGGCGCTCGATTCGGAGCAAGTAGGTGAAGAAAATGTAACTGTGGATAAGACTCGTCCGGGTGTGCAGGCGCGCGCCTTTCTGGGCTTGTCGAGCATCACGGCGATATTCGTTAGTTCAAGTGGATCCATGGGTAACAGATTCAATGAGAAATTCCACAATGGGCACGCGACCGACTAATATGCGGGACGACAGTGCTGATTCGCGGGCCTTTGAGGTAATCGCCGGTTAAGCAACTAAGTTCACGCAGGGAGATAATGCTATGAGTCGATCAATACTCCCTGCCCTCAAAGCTTCATTCATAGTCTTCGCCATGGCCTATGTGAATCCGGGAGAGGTATTCGCCGAGACCGGCGCTCCTAGCTCGCCTCCCGGTTCGGCAAAGACAGTGGTCGCTCCCTCGGTTGAGGTCGTTGTCGAGAGCGCCATGTGCGAAATGCGCGCAGCGCAGGATGGATCGCTCGAAGAATATGTCAATCGAGAGCGCGCCCTGAAGCTTGAGCAGGAATTGCGAGAGAGGGGACTCCTCGGAAACGCACTTGGAGATGCGGTTGTCGACCAAGCGAGTAGGATGTCGGGATGCGAGCTGCCCGCCATTGGCGAAACCATTTGCGAGACCCTTGAGAACCACCGGAACTCGCGCATAGATCCTGAGTGCCGGAACATCTTGGCATTCGAAGAGGATCGCATCAATCCCGTGAAGTTTCGGGTTCCAGAAGGACAAAGTCTTTATTCTTGGGCCTTGGTGGCATTTATCACCCTTCAAACCGAGGTAGTTTATCCTAGTTTGAAGGACAAAGAAGTCACTCGCGCTGTCGATCCGCGACTGACCAATATGTCAAAGATCATTTCTAACTTTGTGAAGTCTGATTTTGCGAAGGAAATATTTAAACAAGGAATCATTCAAGCAGCACTGGAAGGGCTGACAGAGGGTGGAAAGCAGATCGTTTCGGCAAGAGCTGACGCAGAATGGTCGCGCCGAGCAGAAGAAGTAGTTGAAGCGAACAGTATAGATGCCGTTTCGATCCGACTCTCACGAGAGTCGATCAACGGCTTAGAGGAAATCAAGTCAGAACGCGCCGCACAACTGCTCACAGAACTCGATGCCACATATGAGCTCGAGCGTTCTGGCACACTTAATCCTGAGGAAGCCCGTAAAATCCGGAACTGGTTGATTCAAACAGAAGAAGCGGATCGAAATGAAATTAACAAACAGATTGCAGTGCAGGAAGCCAGTATAGAGAAAAGTGCGAAAGACGTCCAAGACAGATCGGATCCTCTTCTTGAGGAACGGAGGCAAGACCTTAAGGATGCCTGTGAACAGCTCGACTGTCCCGAGTACACGATAGATATTGGTGCGCGCAAAGCTTTTGAGGAAGATGTTGCATTCTGCAAGGCGAAGTACGGGCTTGATCCGACGATCGAAGCGATGCCTGTCAGCGGGCTTCCGCCGGACGACACCCAACGGAATACGGCGCTGGGACCCAAATGCAACATCGAGACTTTCGAGAGAATCATATCGGGCTTCTCTGAAAGGACCCAAACACTTACGGATGCGTTTGGAGCGATGGGAAGCCAGAAAGACGAAGAAGCGCGGGCTTTCGAGGAGCAGAGGGACGCCGAAGACGGCTACGAAGACGCTCTCGCCGCTCATAAGAGCGCGTGTCGGCACGGCGAAGATTCATGCAACTGCGTTAAGGCAAAGGAACGGCTCGGTCGCGCCACTGAACGGCTCTACCCTATCGAGCGGCTCCCATCCGACATAGCGCGGGAGTACCTAGGACGGAATGCGGAGTCTGGCATGCCACTTGAGGGGAGTGGAGGAACTGTCTCGCAGCGCCGCGATTTAGTTGAATTCGACTTATGCAAACCTGGTGCGAGATTGATTGCGATCGAAGGAGAGAATGGCGTGGCCGCGTTCAAGTTTGTTGAGCCCGGGGATCCTGACTACCCCAAAACGTCGCCAAACTTCCTCTGCAATCCGTTGTTCGCCCCGTTTCTAAGCCGATTTGAAAGAACGAGCATCGCACTCGGGGCTGCCCCGCCGCCACCCTATTCGCAGGAGCAGATAGAAGCGATGATCGCGCAGGCGAGGCCGATCGGAGGCGATCTCATTGAGGCGCAGCGTCGGCAGTGGGAGCGGGACGACTCTTGTGAGGATGAAGGACGGCCCTTTCCCAACGGTAGGGGTCTCTTGCCGGTCACCCCTCTTCCGAGTCTGCAGTGACGAGATGAAGATGGAAGCAATTATCTCTACCACCGAATGTTGCCCTTACGAGCTCAGTTGTACGATCATGATCCGTCGGATTGGAAAAACGGCTACATCAACGCCACATCAACCTGCCACTGCACGTTTTGCGCCAGCTTAGCAGGTTAATCCGTGCGAATGTCGATGGATGCTAGGGTGAAAATCGCGCCGGATCAAAGGCTTGGCGCGCAAGTCGTTGAAATGCCTAATTTATTGGAATCGCTGAGGTTTTGGCTCATAACCTGAAGGTCACAGGTTCAAATCCTGTCCCCGCAACCAAAAAATAACAATGAATACAGCAGCTTAATAGCCTCCCTCGCCGGAGGCTTTTCGCGTTTCTACGCCGTGTCAACACTGTGTCAACAAAACGCTGGCGGCCCGTGTCAGTGAATGACGCCCGACTCAAGGGGAACGATTCACTTGATCCCGCCCCAAAGCCGAGCCTGATGGTCGCCGACACAGGGTTGGAGACCACAACATGCCCAAGACCAACGACGCGGCGTTGCACGCTTTCATCAGCGCCAAGACAGAGATCGATGCCATGCTCGCGCGCCTGGCCGCCCTGAGCGCCGACCACTTCGACTACAGCCCCGAGGACGTGAACTGGGGCCATGTTGGTACGCTGGACAACTACCGCGCCCGCCTTCGCGAAATCACACAGATGGCGTTCCGCGAGGGCGAGCACTCTGAGAAGCAATGAGAAATTGTGCCACATGCTGTCCCTGTGTAGCTTGCCGTGAGGGTTGGCAGGAAACGGGAATGACGTGGCGATAGACTTCGATGATTTTGACCCCGTGATTGTAACGATCTCACGGAACGAGGTAATTGCAGGGGATGTGTCGGCAGCAGCTTCAGTCCTTGGCCGCTTCACCAAGAACCCCGACATCGCACGATCAATGTTCGAGCGCGTGGACGTCGCCTTCCATGGTTACGACCAAGATGCGCGGGAATTGTTTGAGATTCCAGAGGTGCGCGATTTCGTTTACAAACTCGACGATGAGTTCCCTTTCTGGCTGTTCTTTCTGAGCAAGCAACACCTTGGCCTGCAGGCCATCGCGCTTTGCTTCCTGCCGCCCTTCCTGACGGAGGAGGCAAAGAAAACCGTCCTGCCGCAGCACCTCGACCGCCTTCTCAACAACCGTTGGTGGCCAGCGATGAATCACATCTGCGAATTCGTGGGGTTCACCGAAGACGACATCGAGCAGCTATCGGAACGGGTCCTGCACTATTTCTTCAATGGCGCAATGCCATTCGAGAACGAATAGAGGACGGCCGCAATGTCAGTGCCCTATCGGATTGTCACCTGCACCAATTGCAACCTTCAAGAGGCTTCTCTCATCCTGAACGGCTACTTCGTCTGGAGGGATAGTCAGAACCGTGAAACTTCCTTTGACCGCGAACTCGGGATTTGCCGAGATTGCTGCACGGTGACGCCGATTGAGCGTCTTCCGGATCGTGATGAATTCGACGAAGCGGACGAGGCATTTATGGCAGGCTTCTGGCGCAAGAGATCCTTGAGGAAGAAGATTTATCGAAGCTTCTGGAAGAAGAGCCTGATCCAGGAAGCGATTGACCCGACGAGTGGGTTCGAAGTTCTCAGACAAGTCATGGGCCTGCGCCGAGGGCCGGTCTGCTTGGCGTGTGGGTCGCCTGATGTGTCGACCATGCCAATCCCCTATGGCCACGATACAGCATCGGAGGAACCTGTTCCAACCGGCACCATTCACCCCGACTGCGGGGGGGAATTGCTTGTTCGTGGCTCTGGTGGAGAACGTGTTGCCGTCATGATCTACAAGAACGTCTATGACATCCACGGGCAATTCGTTGAACGCACCAGAGAATAGGCCGTCAGTTCATATGAAGGGTGGCGCAGGCCCACCCTCATGCTGCAACGGTCCCTATGCCATCCAGCCGCACAGCGACGCTGGTGATGCCGTTCCCGGCCGCCTCGGTCGCGATGCCGACAGGGAAGCGCCCGGTGCCCGGCACGTTGATGTTCTTGGCCGTGTTGTCCCAAGCCACGCGTGCGCCGACCGTCAGCACGGCGGCGGTGGCTTTCGGCAGTTGATAGACGCCAGTGGTGGCCAGTTCGAGCGGATCGCCCACGGCGGCCGCGTAGGCGGCAATGCCGAAGATGTTGCCGATGATCGCCCCCTCGCCAGAGGCGATGCCGCCTGCGGGCGCGGGCACGGTAATGACGTCGCCTTTCTGAATATGGTTCTTCATGGTCAAAGCCCTTTCGAGGATTGGATACGGACCACGGAGATGCGCGCCGTGGTGCCGGTGATCTGCCGGTTGAGGTCGCCCAGCGCGGCCGCCATTTCCGCATCGGTCGCATAGGTGACCCGTTTGCCGTCGTACTCGACGGTGCGGATGCCCTGATAGCGGGCGGCCATCAGGGCGTCGCGCCAGGCGGTGAGTTGGGCGAGGTCGGCCATTACGCGCCTGCGTTCTGGAACCAGCCGCGGTGGTCGATGAAGCCTGCGCCGAAGTCCAGGATCACCCGGATTTCCACGCCGTCCACATCCCAACCCGACCGGCTCTCCACCTGGGGCCCTTCGTTGCCCGAGAGGTAGGCGAACTCGAGGCCGTCGATCTCACCCGGGTCTGCCGTCACATACCAGCGCGTGGCACTGGAAAGGCGGGGTTCGACCACCAGCGACATCGCCCCCGAGAAGGGGTTCACATCGGCGGCTGTGGCGGGCGCGATGGTCGCCAGCCACTTCTCGGCCACCGTTTCCAGCGCGGGCGGCACCAGCAGGTTCTTCGGTGTCACCCGGATGATGCGCCCGTCGATCCCCTTCTGCGTGCGCAGCGCCAGCCGGGCGGCGGAAAGCGTGGCATCGGAAATCACAGCGCCGCTCGCCGCCTTGTTGCCGTGATCGACATGGAACAGCGCCTTGGTGTCCGACAGGGTCGGGCCGTTGCCGCTGTTCGCCTCAAGTAGGGTGACGAGGATCCGCGCCTCGGTCTCGGCGGCCCCCTGGCCCATACGGCGGGCGAGGTCCGAGAAGGCCCCCAGATCGTCGTTCACCAGCACCTGCCGGGTGATGCCGATCTTCTTGGCCCAAGTCTCGATCTTGTAGGCTTCGCGCGCCTCGGCCATGGTCCCGGCCTTGATCTCGCCGTGCTCGTTCAGCTTTTCCAGCAGCGGCGCTTCGCCCAGCATGATCTTGTTCACCGACCTGAAGTCCCGCGCCGAGGTCTGGCGGCCAAGACGGCGGATGCCGGATGGCGCGGCCTGGTAGGCATCGCGCAGCACGCGGCCCACGGTGTTGCCGAGGATGATCGGGAAGTCCGAGGTCGTGTGCAGGGCACGGGTGACGAGGCTGGCAGGCGACAGGGCCATCGTGGACTCGCCGCGCAGGGTCAGCAGTTCCTTGGCCATGTCCACCGGTGTTGCATAGGCATAGCGGCGGGCCGGTTCGGAAAGTTCGTGGCGCGGGTTGATGCGCGCATAGAGGGCCTCGCCCATCTGGCGCGCGCGCAGGGCGGGGTCATCCTGGCTCTCGCCCATCTCGACGCGCACCTGTTCCGTGCGGATGGTCGGTGCGCTGCGGCTGGCCAGCGCCTCGAACGCGGAGCGGCGGGCCGTGTCGGCATCTGCGGCAGCGTCGATCTGGCCGTCGATCCAGGACTGGTCCAGCCCGGCAATGCGTGCGATGGAACGGATTTCCGTGTTGATCGTGGCGCGGGTCTGCGTCTCGGGCGGGGCGGGAGTTATGGTGGTGTCGGTCATGTTGGTCTCCATGCGAATGTGGGCACCCGGGTCAGCCGGGGTGGGGACAAGGGAAATCTCGTGGGGCGTCCAGCGCACGGCGGTCAGAACCCGCGCACCGTTCTCGGTGGCCTCGGCCCACTCCTCGACCGAATAGCCAACCGATACGTGCCGCAGGATCCCGGACAACACGTCCTGCCAGAGGGGTTCCACCTCGGGGCGCGAGGAAAAGCGGATCAGGGCCGTGCCACGCTGGCCATCGACGGCGGCGGATTGCACGCTGCCAAGCACATCGCGGACGGCAGACTGGCGATGCGCGTCCAGCACGCTAGCCCCTTGCAACCGCGACAGGTCCACTGCCTGCGGATCGAGGCTGAGGCGTTCGACATACGGGCCAGCCATGTCGCGGCGGCGCACAGCCGCGCCGGTGGACCAGATCACTTCGACGGTGCGGTCATCGCGGTTGGCGCTGGCGGGGGCTAGGTCGGCGCGGCGCGTCAGCAGGGTGACGGTGTCATTCATCGGGGATGTCCTCCTTCTGGACAGGCGGCGCACCGAAGCTCAGGCCCAGCGCATCGGTCCGTGCCTTGTCGGCGGCGATCTCGGCATCGACCTGCTCGGCGTCGTAGCCCCGTTCGGAAATCGCCTGGCGGCGGCTTTTGAGACCGGCATTGATCGCGAGGATCTCGGCTTCGACGTCCTTCTTGGGATCGACGTAGTCGAACTTCGGCGGGAGCCATTCGCAACCGAGATAGGCCGCAGGATCGCGGTCGAAATCGTGGGCGGGCAGATCACCAGACAGCACCGCCAGCCGTACAAATCGGTCCCATACCGGGCGACAAAACAGATGCACGACCACGTTGTGCTGCAACTGCTCGACCCGGCGGCGAAACTCGATCAGCCCAGCGCGGATCGAGGAATAGGTGACGCCCTCCAGATCGCCTGAGACCAGCTCATACGGCAGGCCCATGCCAGCGGCGACGGCGCGCAAGTGGTTTTTGACGAAAGGGCCATAGGCGTCGCTCTCGGTCGGGTTGGAAAAGCGGATGTCAGTGCCGGGCGGCAGGGGGATCAGACTGCCGGGCTCCATGCCCACGGTCAGCGCGCCGTTGGTATTGTTGCCTGTCAGACCGCCTGCTGTGCCGTCGGGATCGGTGATAAAGCCGGTGAACAGCGCCGCGACCTTGGCCTTCACCAGCGCTGCATCTTCGAACTGGTCCAACTCGTGCAACCGCAGCAAAACCGGGGCAAGCCAAGTGATCCCGCGCAACTGACCAGCCGCAAGCGGCTTGAAAAGATGCAGGCAATCGGTAGCGGGCAACCGTAGCGGTTCCAGCCGCAGCGAGGTCAGCGGATCGCCGGGCCTATCCCGCATCACCCAATATGCTGTGCGCTGCCCAGCGCCGTTGAATTCGATTCCCGCCCGGACGCGTGCGCCACCGCCGATGTCGCGATGCAGGTCCAGCGGCACTTGGTCCCGGTCCAACAGGTCGATGTGCAAGGGAAAGGCGGCCGCATCCGGCACCACACGCAGCCGTGCGAAACTCTCGCCGCCCTCTACCATCGCGCGCACGGCCATGGCCTGCAGCCCGTAGAAGTCGGCCAGCCCACCCGGATCGGCATGGTCCGTCCAGCGGGTCCAGAGCATCTGCAACCGGTCGCGCACCGCGCGGTCGGGATGGGTCGATTGTGGTTTGATCCCTGCGCCGACGACATTGCCGACCAGGCTGTCCACCGCCGCTGCGACCCACGGGTTGTTCCGTGCATACCACCCGGCCCGACGTGCCGCCGTCGTCGCACCCGCAAGGATCGCCGTGTTCAGCCCATCGACCGTCCGCGCGCCTTCCCAACGCCGCCCACCACCCGCAGCGTCAAACGCGCGGGTGCCGGGGCGGGCGAAGAGACGATCGAGAAGACTGCGCATGCGGGGAGAGTCGCATGGCAGGGGGGCGGCAAGCTATTGGGAATGTTTGGTAATCATTGACGGTCGTCTTGTCCGTCCATGGTCATTCCAGCGGTGCGTATTGAGAAGCCAAGAGCTTAAGTCTGTCCCTTGCCAACGTGCGTTCCTCAACGACCGTTCGAATTCTATCAGCAAGCTGACTCCGAAACCTGTCATCCTTCGGCCAAGGCAGGTGCACTTCGAACAAGCGCTTGCCGAGGGTGTCGATCACATCCCTAGTGAACTGCTTTGCCCGGAACTGCCGCTTGACGATATAAGAGTTAAGAACGCCCAGCAGCAAATAGGGATCCAAAGCGTCGTGATCGAGACTTCGAATTCTGTATAGGCCACCACAGAACAAGGCTGGAACGTCGGTGGGCTGAACTATCGTTGACGAACCCACAAGGTATGTTCCATCCCGGACAAGCAGAATATCATACGGGCTCAAATCTTGCTTCGACGAATATTGATCGAAAACTTCTTGCCCAACGAGTTGTTTAGGGTCGTGCTTAATCTCCCAGTTCGCGAAATCACTTGTGCGCAAGAACGGTATTTCGCCAGTTCCGTACGCAAGCTTGCCCACTTCGTGTCCTGTTTGAACTTCAATCAATCCCCGATCAACCAAGTCGGCGATTGAAACAATTTCACAGTTTCCTGAAAGTTCATCAAGCTCGGCGCTAATCTCAGGGTCATAGTACTTTGGAAGGTAGATGTTACTTTGGATGCTTGAAGATCGGACAAAAGTTGCTTCAAATCCCCCGAATTCCAATGTTACAGTATCTGACACAAGGGCCGCACGGAGGCCAGCCTCATCTAAACCCAAGAATTCATCAAATGGCGCCGTTGTTCCCAACTTAAGGCAAGCTTCGATTAGCAGAGGAGCTTGCTTGATAACCGCCTTTCCAACCACTCGCTTCTCGAGAGCAGATCTTACCTCAACGGCAAGCTGTGCCGATGTGGCCTTGTCCTTAATAATTGGAATCTGAATCTCTTTGTAGCGTCGACCGATCGTGTCAATGATGTCCGCAGTGAATTGAAATGAACGTATCTGTGCTTGCACTACTGGAGAGTTGAACGCCAGGAACAGTATTTCCGGCGGCACGACGTCATTGTCCTCTACGCGAAACTTCAAAATATGGGATTGATAGAGAATTTCCTTGTCTGCTGAGGTGACGAAACAATTCGTGCCGATCAAATAGGTGCCATCCCGGACGAACAGAATGTCATTCTCTTGGACGTCCTGTCGTTCCGCATATTCATCAAATATGTCTTCCGAGACGCCCTGCTTGGGAACCGTCTTGATCTCCCAATTTGAAATATCCGAAGTTCTGACGAAAGGAATGCTTCCAGTGCCATAAGCTTCCTTGCCAATCTCATGGCCCGTTGAAGCAGAGATGGCTCCTTGTTCCTCTAGTGACGCAAGTGTCGTTACAACGTGAGTTTCTCGGATAGCGCGTAACCGGCTTTCAATCTTGGGATCATAATACTTTGGGATGAACACGCGATTCCGAATTCCGGAGGAGTCGATCCAGAAGCTGATCATTGGGCTGCCTTCGAGTGATAGATCGGCGCTACGTTCGGAACGTCGTCCAGAAGAATGCGCTCGCCGCTTTCGTTCGTCCTGTAGGTTGGGTTCCCACGGCTGTCATGTCCGCACCACTTGACATCACACATGAAGATGTCGTGTTCACCCTCCGGTGGTGAATTCTCCAGTATCACCACGCAGGTCTTCGCATGTGTGTATGGTTGAAAGAGATCCTCTGGCAGCGTTACAATCGCGCGGATCTTGCAGCGCTTCGTGATGTAGTCGACGATGTACTCATATTTTGGCATGCCGAAAATGCTTTCGAGAAGCACGATCCCGAGACGCCCGCCTGGCTTGAGAAGCTGAAGGCAGCGTTCGATGAATAGAATTTGGGGTGGCTGCTTGTCCTGAACTGCACCCATTTGAAAATCCCCATCATCGTCCTTCTTCCAGTCGTGGCCAAGGTCAAACGATTTCAGGATATCCTCGGAGTCGATTGCCAGCTTTTTGCCAAACGGTGGATTGGTAATGACGATATCGAACGAGCCGAGCTTGACTTCGTTCTGAGTGAAGGCCTGCCAATTCGATGGACGCTCAAGCGAGTTCTCGCAAAACACGCCACCACGGCCGTCGCCTAGAATTGCCATATACGCCTTGGCTACTTTTGACAGAAAGTTGTCCTTGTCGATTCCGCGAAAATTTCGGATTGCGGCTTGCTGTTTGGCACTGAAGATTTCGCTCTCAGGCCAACTCAGTTCAACACCTTGTGCTTCCACCCGGCGCCACACATGTCGCAATGCCTCCACCAGGAAGCCTCCGCTTCCGCAAGCTGGATCAATAATCCTATCGTTCTCATTTGGGTCGAGCATGTCGACAACCATCTTGACCACGTTGCGTGGCGTGAAAAATTGACCTTGTGGGCCCTTTAGTGAAGGGCCGATGAATACTTCAAATGCGTCAGCAACCGCGTCTCGTTCAGAGTCAATTATTGAGAACATTTGTAGTTCCCCAACGACATAGGCAAGGCTGCGATCATCGAGGTCGATTGAATCGGATATCTCGATGACATCGTTATAAGTCTTTTTCACATGCTCGAAGAGCTTACTAATCCTGGCCTTGACATCAGCGTCTTTCTCTCCAATTCCGGCGCGAAAGCTCACAGTCGCATCTGCCTTGGTAAATCGCTCATCATAGATTTTGCAGAACAGAATGTTGATAATTTGCTGTGCAAAAACTTCGTCTCTCGTGATCCCTACTGCATTTGCAGCCAGGTAGTTGCGCACCGCACGGAATACGCTTTTAAGGTTTGTTGCAGGCCTTAGGTCTTTTCTTGCAAACTTACCGACGTCTTCTAGGCGTTGTCCGTGGCGTGGGATGTTCGGAATTTCTTCGAAGTCAATTCGGCCGGATTTCTCCGTCTTCTTGAGGAAAAGTCGTTCGTCACCGTTAAACCAAACGCCAACTCTTGCGCGCGAAAAGCGCAGGTAGTCCTCAAGTTGGGATCGGCCGTCCTTTCGGTTCTTCTTCTTGCACTCGATAATAATCTCGACGTTGTCATCATCGTGTTCCGGGGCCGAGAATACAGCGATGTCGACCGGGTACTCCTTCTTTTGATCAGATGGCCTGACTTTAACGCGCCATTGGGGTCGCGTTCTGATGATCGTTTTCGGATAGCCATAGTCGTCAACAAGAACGCGAGAAAACACCTGAACCGCCTGAACTTCTTCGGGCGTGGCCCGGACGGAAATGCCGGAAATAAAGTCCTTGATGTAGCCTTCTTTCTTTTCCCCCTGTTCAACGACGTCTTTGATCTCAAGTGTTTCGTCCATCGTCGTGCCTCGCATGAAGGGGTATTGTCCGCTAGGGCGTTGGTAGTGCATTGGAATGTGATTTGTCTAGGTTGGTAGACCCGGGTTGAGCGGTCTGGTAGTCAACGCATCCAGCCAGATCGGATGATGTGCTGACTTTCGGTGTTGGCGTTTCTTGTCCGGGGCATCGCTCGCCCGACGTTGCTCTCCGCTTCCTCGTTCAACCGCATCCCCATGCTGATCAGCCCGTGCAGGGCAGCGTGGGCGTAGACGAAGGTGTCCAGCGCCTCGTTGCGTTCGCCGTCGCGCTTGGGTTGCCAGGAGCGGATCGGGCGGCCCTTCTCGAAGCGGGTGACGACGCGTTCGGCGGTCAGCTGGCGGAAATAGTCGGCGTCGAGGCGGCGGGGGAAGTGGATGGCGCCGGGGCCGGGTTCGGTCAGTTTCAGGCGGGCGAAGACCGCGTCCTTCACGGCATCGACGCCGACGATGAACAGCGGGATCTTTGCCTTGTTGCTTCGGGTGGGACGGCGCGGCCAGACCGGGATGCCGGGGCCGCCGCGTCCCTTGATCGCCCAGATGCGGCGGGCGAGGCGGGTGCGGCAGAACTCATAGGCCATCTTGGTGTGGTGGCCGCCCGTGTCCACGGCGACGGCGCGCACGGGCAGGCCGCCATAGGTGCCGTTCAGCACGCCGTCGAGATCAGACCACAGGCGCGGGCCGGAAGGGTCGCCCCACAGGACGCGGTAGTCGATCACCCACGCTTCTTCATCGCGGCCCCAGCCAACGATCTGCACCTCGATCCGGTCGCCCTGCACATCGACTCCCGCCGTCAGTACGGCCACGCCGGGGGCTAGGTCGCTGCCCCAGTCCTCGCGCCGCGCCATCAGCGGATCGGCGGGAACGGTGTCGCCCGCCTGGTCCTCCCAGGACTCGCCCAGCTTGGTGTTGACCCAGACCTGCAGGCGGGCGGGATCCTTGGCGACGCGGGCATGTTCTTGCGCGATCTCGGCCCATGTTTCCCAAGGGGAGTAGAGCGACGACAGGTGGAACCCTGCCGTACGGCCATCGCCCAGCGCAGTCGGGCGCCATTCGCCAGCGGCCAGCAGGCGCGGCTTTTCGTGTTCATGATGGACGCCACCGCAGGCATCGCAGACCAGATACGCCGCGTCGCGCTGCCCTTCGGGCCATTGAATGCGCGCCCAAGTGATCGGGGCCATGTCGCCACAGTGCTGGCAGGGGACGTGGAAATACCGCTGATCGCTGTCGAGATAGGCCGCCTCGATGCGGGAATGGCCTTTCAGCGTCGGGGTCGACACCATGTAGATCTTGCGCCGCCCCCTGAAGGTCGTGGTGCGCTGGATCGCCAGATCGACGGGGTCACCCTCGCCATCGGCATCGCCGGGATAGCCGTCCACCTCGTCCAGGAACAGATAACGCACGGGAGTGGACCGCAGCCCCACCGCGCTGTTCGCGCCGGTCATTACCAGCTGGCCGCCGGGGAAGGATTTGCGGAACAGGCTGTTCCCGGCATCGCGGGACCTTGGGGCCGATACCAGATCGCGCAGAGCAGGGGTGGCCTCGATCAGTGGATCAATTCGCACGGTGGTGTTGCGCCGCACCATGTCCAATGACGGCATGACCAGCATGGCGATGCCGGGGGCGTTCTGGATGATGTAGCCCAGCCAGTTCAGCCCAGCCTCGGAGCCACCCGTCTGCGCGCCCTTCATCAGCACAACACGTTCATAGGGGCTGGAAGTGGATAGCGCGTCCATCACCGCCCGCAGATAGGGCGTGCGGTCGGTGCGCCAGCGCCCCGGTTCCGCCGAAGTGGGTGGCAGGATGCGATGACGGTCGGCCCAGTCTGACACCGGGATCGGCGGTTCAGGGCGGATGCCGCGTCGCCAGGCGAGATCAATTTCAGGCACCATCGCCAAAACTCCCCAGCGGCATGTCGGCCAGGTATTCGAGATGTTCGCGCATCATCCGGTCAAGGGCGGCAAAGGTGGCACGCGGATCGGCCCCGACCTCGGCGGCCAAGAGCGGCGCGGTGCGCTGCACCCAAGCCATGTGCGCGTCGCGTTCGGCACGGGCGCGGGCGAACACGGTGCGCGTGGCGGCGGCGGTTTCCACCAGCAGGCCCTGTTCCTTCTCGAAGGCCAGCTTGGCACGCTGGACCTTCACGATCTCATGCAGCCGCTTGGCCTCGGCCAGCGTGGTCGAGACGCGGGCGGGCGCTGCGGCAGCGCCACCCTTGTTGCGACGCGACGGATCAAGATTGTCCTCGATCCATGCCAGCCCCTCGGCCACATCGATTTGCCCATCCGCGCGCACTGGCAGACCTTCTGCCACCAGTTGCGAGATACGGCCCTTGGTCAGGCCAACCCGTGCGGCAAAGGCCGTCTTGGTTTCGGAGGCGTTGAGTTTAGTCAATTCCGCCCCCAGACGCTGGCGGGGTCATGCGCTGCGCTCCCCCACATACGGAATGGCCCAAAAGGAACCGCCGCTTTCCCGATCTTTCCCGATTGATGCCCCTCAGACCCGCCCGTGGGGCGCTGTGGGTGACGCAACAATGACGCGGAAATGACGGGTTTTGGGGCGTAAGCCGTTGATAGTGTTGAGATGACGCACCTGCCCGGGGAACATTTTATATAGGGGGTATATTGGGTGTTCAGATTTGGGTGGTTTTCCCCTTCTATCAAAAAGGTTTGAGCCAAGTGCGTCATCTCAACACTTTCAATGGGTTGCGGCTGAAAGTCCGTCATTCTTGCGTCACCCTTGCGTCACTGTGATGCCGAGGAAGAACCGGCCTGCGCTGGTGCGCTTGTGCTGGATCCCGGCTACCTGAGCCT